ATCAGCCCATGCGGCACCTCTCGGTACAGCCTCACGCGCGAGGAAACGCCGCTATTCGCCAGCAAGGGGACGGTGCTATTCGGACTGAACAATCCCAGCAAGGCAGACGCCGCGATCGACGATCCGACAGTGCGTCGAGGATGGGCGTACACGCTGGCCTGGGGCTACCACCGGATGATTTACGCGAATGTGAACCCTTTTCGCGCTACAGAGCCGGCGGACGCTCTTATTCCTCCCGAATCGGTGTTGACCGAAAACGATACGCATTTGCGATTCGCGGCGGCCGAAGCTGATCTGGTCATTTGCGCCTGGGGTACAAAGGCCCGACCAGAGCTGGCGACGAGAGCCATGGGCGTCCTGTGGTGTCAGAAGCCGCTGCACGTCCTGGAATTGTCTAAGGACGGTATTCCAAAGCACCCGCTTTATCTGAAAGGCGACCTGCAGCCGACGCTCTGGCGCTCGCGGTCTTTGACTCATGCCCATCAAACCTGAAAACCTCGCCCGCTATCCCGCGAACTGGCCGGTAGTCCGCGCCAGGATTCAGGATCGAGCGCGAAATCGATGCGAGCAGTGCGGCGTCGCCAATGGCGCGTGGGGATATCGAGTCGACGGCGTATTCCATCGAGTCAACAAGCGTCAGACGATTGAAGTGGTGAGAAGTGGGCGCGAGTGGGTGCGGCCGCCATTTTGGCTCGGCCAGCATCGGATCATCGTGATTGTCTGCACGACGGCGCACCTAGATCATCAGCCGGAGAACTGCAGCGACGAGAACTTACGATTCTGGTGCCAGCGATGCCATTTGCGCTATGACCATGCGCATCACCAGCGCAATGCGTGGGAGACGCGCCGGGCTGGCAAGGCGATCGAGATGTTTCCGACAGAGCTTCGAACTATACAGGGGAGAATCTAATAAATGAGCCGATTTACAAAAGTGGGCGCCGACGGCGCAAAGCTCGCGGACGATGCCGCCGAGTGGGTTGCCGTCCTCGACAACAGGACATCGCTCGTCTGGACCGTCAAGGAAACGAAGCCGATGGCTTGGAAAAAGGCACACGCCGCGGTCGCCAAACTGGACATCGCTGGCTTCACGGATTGGCGGCTGCCGACCGTCGAGGAGTTGTTCCTGCTGGCCGATCGGACGAAGTATTCGCCGGCGATCGACACGGCGTTCTTTCCGGACTGCAAGTCCGATTGGTACTGGACCAGCACCCCCGCAGCGTCGTCGCCCGGCGATTGCGCCTGGTATGTCAACTTCGGCCTCGGCGACGCCTACTGGAACGTCCGGGGCGGCAACCTTCCTGTCCGTGCCGTCCGCGCCAGTCAGTTCTAGGTCTTTTGGCAAGGAACAACCATGGTTACGCTTGAACAGGAATTGAAGACGGTGATCGCGCGGCGCTTAGATGCTGCGGGTTCCCGCGAGGTCCTCGCAATCGCGAGCGCGCTCTGCAACGGCGCAGCGGCTGAACCCAAACTGCAGGTCCTCGAGATTCCCGAGAGTCCGCGCTTTCGGGTCGACGGCGATACGGTTCTCGATCGAACGACCGGCCTCCTGTGGTCGCGAGAGAACGTATCGGGCGGTTCCATGAACTGGAAGGCCGCCCAGGAGGCCTGCAAGAAGCTGCAACTCGGTGGCCACTCCGATTGGCGTCTGCCGACGATTCGTGAGCTCCTCACCCTGGTCGACTACGAGCGCCACGATCCTGCGATCGATACCGAGGCGTTCAAGTGCGAGTCGGCCTATTACTGGACCAGCACGCCCACAGCGTCGTCGCCCGGCGATTACGCCTGGGTTGTCGGCTTCAGCTACGGCAACGCCTACTGGGGCTTCCAGGACGGCAGCCTTCATGTCCGTGCCGTCCGCGCCAGTCAGTCATTGGATCTTTGGCACGTTAGATGAGCTTTAGCCTGCCCCCAATTGTGAAAGCTGCGGAGCGTTTGATGCTTGAGATCGAGCAGGCAGTCCGCCGCTTTCCGCGGTACCACAAGTACACGCATGGAACGCGGCTGCGCGAGCAAGCCATGGGAGTAGCGCGGCTGGCGCATCGAGCATGGCGCGATCAGGCGCACCGCGAGGTGTGGACGACTAAACTCATCTGGGCGGTTGATGATTTGAAGCTGAGTCTGCAACTGGGCAAGCAGATCGAGGCATTTGTGAGCTTCGCGCAGTTCGACCTGCTGGCGCGACTGTGCTCAGACCTGGGCAAGCAATGTGGAGGGTGGCGAAAGCAGCAGCACCGAGACAGCCAGAATGCGGCGGGGCAGCGGTCCCAGTCGCAGCGCGCTGAGATACTGAGTTCCCGGACCGCCCCTGAGGCAAATCCATGACGAAGCCGCGCCGCCAGTGCCGTGCGGCCGGGTCGCAAGCGTCCGGGATAATAGCGTCGTCGCCCGGCGATTACGCCTGGAATGTCAACTTCAACAACGGCAACGCCAACTGGAACAACCAGGACAACAACAATCATGTCCGTGCCGTCCGCGCCAGTGAGTATCACGCTGCCCCTAGCTTTCGCGCCCTCCATGCGGCTTGGCGGCGTGCCCGCCGCGGCAAAAAGCCGAGTCCCAACCAGCTATCGTTCGATAGTCAATGGATCGATGGCCTCCTGCAGCTCGAGCAGCAGCTGACTGCCGGGACCTGGCAGCCGCGGCCGACGACCTGCTTTATCGCGACAGCTCCGAAGGCCCGTGAGATCCACGCGCCTGGCTTTGCGGATCGCATCGTCCATCACTGGGTCGTGCCGCAGCTCGAGGCGATCTACGAGCGCACCTTCATCTTCGACAGTTTCTCGAACCGCGTCGGCAAGGGCACGCACGCCGCCATCGATCGCCTGCAGGGCTTCATGCGCGAGGTCGAGAGTGGCCAGGGCGGCGGCTACTATCTGCAGCTCGACATCAAGAACTTCTTCAATCGCATTCATCGACCGACGCTTTACGCGCTGCTCAAGGTGCGCATGGAACGCCACGGCCTATCGGTCGAGTGCCGCCGCGCCGTACACGCGTTGTTGCGACGCTCGCCGCTCGAGGCCGGTGTCACCTTTGCCTGCACGCCGGCGGAGCGAAATCGCGTTCCGCCACATAAGCGATTGGACCAGGCGCCGGCGGGCTGCGGCATCCCAATCGGCAACCTGTCGAGCCAATTCTTCGCGAACGTCTATCTCGATCGGCTCGATCAATTCGTGAAGCGAACCCTATGTGCGCCGCGATATCTTCGCTACGTCGATGATTTCGTGCTGGTCCATGAGAGCCGCGAGCAGCTCGAGGCCTGGCAGGCCGCAATCGTCACCTTCCTGCGCGAGGATCTCAAGCTCGAGTTAAAGGCGGATATCAAGCTGCGCCCGCTCACCGCCGGCGCCGACTTTCTTGGCTACGTGATCTTCCCGACGCACAGAATTGTGCGCCGGCGAGTCGTCGGCCATTGCCGGGCGAAGCTTCATGGGTGGGAGCGCCATCACGTGCGTGATGCCCGCATTGTAGCAAGCCGTGAGGATCTCGATCGATTGAGGTCGATCTGTGCAAGCTACGGCGGCCACTTCTCCCATGCCAGCAGTTGGCGACTGCGGCATCGTATCGGCAAGCAATTCCCATGGGTTGTACGCTATTTCTCCTCACCGGAATCGGCGGCCGCAATACGAAGCCGACACAGAGGCGAAATAGTGAACCGCACTAATTTAGAAATCTGTCGCCAGATAAAACAAGGCATCGACGCGGCGCGCGAGAAAGGCGTCTGGTGCAGCTATCCGGTCGGCGTATGGATCAATGACCAGTGCCATCCGTGGCCATTCCCCCGGGACCGAGTGCCGTTATCGATTTACGGGCTCGCGCACGCTCTGGCACCTTTCGATGGAGAGGTGAAGTAATGCAGTACATCCGCAATGGCTGGTGCTGGCAATTGCTCACGAAGTTCGAGCCGCGCGATATCTGGGTCGGCGCTTACTGGAAGCGATATCCGTGCGCGCTCGAAGTCTATATTTGCGTGCTGCCATTACTGCCGATTCGGGTCTATGTGCAGTGGCCGTTCACGAACAGCGGAGAAACTGTCAAAGATGGAGCATGAGCCCTCAATCGGCCTTTCGGACGACTGGTACACGCCGCCTGAGATATTCGAGGCGTTGGGCGTGCGTTTCGATCTGGACCCATGTTCTCCCGGTGCCGATCACTGGGTTCCAGCGGATCGCGTCTATACGATTGCAGACGACGGATTGAAACTGCCGTGGTCAGGATTCGTGTTTATGAACCCGCCGTTCGGAGGTCGCAATGGGCATGTGCCTTGGCTGCGCAAGTTCATTGAGCACGGTGACGGTATCTCGATTGTGCGGGCTTATACGAGCGCAGGCTGGTTCCACGATCTAGTGCCATCTGCTGACCTGATCCTATTCCCTCGCGGCAAGACTAAGTTCGTGCGACCTGACGGGAGCATTGGAAAAGCGCCGGGCGCTGGCGTCGTTTTGATCGCCATGGGAAACCAGGGATGCCATGCGCTTATGAATAGCGGATTAGGTATTTACTGCGTCCCAACCTCACAATCTGATGCCGCAACAGACGATGCGTAAATACGACCCCCTCGCAACCCTTGCCACCGCGATCGTCGCCGCCAGGAATGAGATGTCGAAACAGAATAGGCAATCGACCGTGCTGCTGATTTGCCCGACCTGTGGCCGCAAATATCAGCCCATCAAGAACGCGATGCGCACTTGCGGGGCCGTGAGCAAGGGCGTGGTGTGCGGCGGGGTGCTCGTGCCACAGGAGAAGCAGCATCGGCCGCCGGAGAAGCCGCATGGATAAAACCCATTTCGCGACGGCTGCCCTCACCTTGAATCAATACGGCATCTGCAAGGAGGTGCGCATCGACGGCCACAAGCTGCCGCATGTCGCCGAGGCGCGCGTCATCTTGAAGCCGGGCGAGATTACGCTGCTGGTGCTCGAGATCTATGTCTCGACCGTCGAGACGATAACGGAGCCTGGCGCGTGAAATTCCGCTGCCTACTCGGTGACCGCTTTCTCGACGTCGAGGCCGACAGCGAGGCCGCTGCCCAAGAGCAGGCTTTCGCCCGGCTGGTGCGGGATCTGTCGCCGGCGGACTTCACGGCGTGGCGGACCGGGCCGCAGGATGAGTGGCGGGATGAGTCGGCCAAATGCAGTTCATAAGCAAAAAACGGCTTTGGCGTGTCCAGGTTCTCTTCGAGCCGCGGGACGTCTGGATAGGCGTTTACTGGAAGCGCTGGCCGCAGGCGATCGAGTGTTTCCTCTGCATTGTGCCAATGGTGCCGATCAGCGTTTATTGTCAATGGTGGAAGCGGCGGTGATCTTCCTGACCGACGAAGAAATGGTCGAATTGACCGGCTACCGCCAGCCGGCGGCGCAGATCCGCTGGCTGCAGAAATGGCGGATCCGCCATACCATCAATCGGAACGGGCATCCAAAGGTCACCCAGGCCGCGGTCGAGGGGAGCGAGGCACCAAAGACCAAACCGAACTTTGCCGCCCTCCGCCAGGTGGGATAACGTGGCGGCCGTGGGGAAAACCCGAAAAAAGAACAAACACCTGCCGCGGCGCATGTACCAGCAGCACGGCGCCTATTGGTACGTCGATCGTGGCAACAAGTGGCATCCGCTCGGAAAAGACTACGCCGAGGGCCTCCGACGCTATGCGGGGCTCGTGGAGGCCTCCGCCAGCAATGCCCGGGTCGACCTCCTGATCGGCCGGTACGAAAACGAGATCCTGCCCCACCGATCGAAGGAGACGACCAAAGGCCGCAAGCAGCAGTTCAAGCGAATCCGGAAGGTTTTTGGCCACATGGCGCCTCGGGACATCCAGGGCGCGGATGCCTGGGACTACATGCGCGAGAACGGCGGGACGCAGCAGGCCAGACACGAGATCAGCGCCCTATCGGCGGTCCTCGGCTGGGCGGTCAAATGGCGGGCAATCGAGGTCAATCCGTTCACGAATCTACGCCTCGAGGGATTCAAGCCGCGGGACCGGTATGTGACCGATGCGGAATTCATGGCGGTGCGCTCGATCGCCCTCCCGATGATCCGGTACTGTATGGATATCACTCTGATCACATCGCTCCGCCAGGGCGATATTCTGAGTCTCGAGCGAAAACACATCGCCAATGGCGTCCTGACCATCACGGCGAGCAAGACCAAGAAAAGCAAGAAGAGCAAGGCGCAGTCATTCCCGGTCGCCGGCGACCTCAAGGCTGCGATCGACGAGGCGCTTGGGACGTCGCCGCAGCTGCGGCCTCACGTCATCGTCAACCGCAAAGGCCGGCGGTACACGATGAACGGCTTTCAGGCGAACTGGCAGCGGCTCATGCGCAAAGCCTTGAAGAAGGGCCTCATCCAGGAGCGATTCACGTTCCACGATATCCGAGCGAAGAATCTGTCGGAGGCCGACACGCTCGAGGAGGCGCGTGCACGAGCTGGTCATGCGGATGCTGCGATCACCGATCGGGTCTATAGAAGACTGCCGCAATCCACCACGGTGGCCGACATCAGCCGCCTGGTGCGAAAGACTTAGGGCCGCAATTTTTATTAGACACTTCGACGTTTTATTAGACAGCCGCGTAGAAATATGGTGCCCCGGGCCGGAATCGAACCGGCGACCTAGCGCTTAGGAGGCAATACGCCGATCGAGGTTAAATGTCTGGCGGGATTCGAAAATCAGGAATTCACTGTCTAATAAAATTATGCCAGATCGCGTCGGTTTATGCCTATTTCTGTAGATATCGACCTTGGAATATTAGACACTTTTAGGCCTTCCCAGGGCCCTGATGGAGGAGATGAACATGGATGAACTTCCATTCGAAACTTACGAAAGAATCCTGCATCAGTCGTGGCCCGGAGGTACCTCGGAGCGTGTCGTGAATTTGTTGCATACCTACGGAATCAAGTACCAGCCTGGCAGCGCGGAAGCTAACCTCGCTTTGCAGGCGGAGTTGATCCGAGAGCATAGGTCCTGATGGGGGCGGCGAGGAATGCCTGGCGCCAAGGCAGGCATCCTCTTGGGCGCAAGCCGTTGGCGGGATTTGACTTTGCAGGTTTCAGAGTGTGGGGAATCTCACAGGGTTACCAGGACATAAGCCCTTGATTGGCTTAGATCGGCTATGCTAATTCCCCACGGAAAAACAGCAGGGAGCAGCCAGTTTATGGACGAACCACCAGTCAAGCTGACGCCCGTCACGATCGTCGATTTCGATATGCCCATTTGGTCGATGATGAGCTTCATGATCAAGCTCGCGATCGCCGCGATTCCCGCGGCCTTCATCATTGCCGCCGGGTACGCCGGCGTCGTCTATCTGTTTGTAGTCTTGGGGAGGCACGGATGAGCGTTCGAATTCTGGCAGGGTTTGTGCTGGCGGGAATTCTGGCGGGATGTACGTCGATTCCAGCGATCGAGCATGCGAGCTCGCCCGAGAAGCTCAAGACCTTTTCGACGCAGGCTCTGTGCGATGCCTATGGTCACTCCAATCAGGCGCGGCTCCTCGACGAGCTGCGCGGCCGCGGCCAATTCAGCGATCAGGATCTCGAGGCGATCGGCGCGCATGCGATGCGGGTGGGGATGACGGACAAGGCGGCGCAATGCAGCTGGGGGACGGATTACGCGGTGTTCAAGGTCGCGGGCGGGGATTCGGTGAGATGGGTGTACCTGCTGAAGACCAGCACCCTGTTCGTCGATAATGGCGCGGTGACAGGCTTCCAGAATTGAGCGTTACCGACTGATCGGCTGCCGTCGGCGGAAGGCGGCTAGAAGATCGTCGGCCTCGTCAGCAATGGCGAGCAGTCCCGGCCGGATGTCTCCGCTTCCTTGAGACACGCTTCCATTTCCGTCCGGAAGTGACCCGGCGGCGGTAGGTCCAGCGCCTGCGTTTCCGCCGGCGGGCAGGAGGGGACCGGGGGCTGATGGACACACCCGCAAAGCAACGCCAGGAAGAGGACCCGCGCGCAAATCGCGAAGCAATGCAGTTTCCCTGTCATGTCGGTCGTCCTGGGCTTGGGTTTGGAGTTCTCGCGCCTGCCATGCATCCGCCAGGGCGCCGAGCTGGACGGCATGGGCGGCTTCCTGCGCGGTTTTAGCTTTCGCGGCATCCAAGCGTCCGGAGAGGGCGCCGAAGTAAAAGCCGCCGCCCGCGAGCGCTACGGCGGCCGCGCCTATCGCATACAGTTTGACGACCGGTGGCATGATCACAGCTTCGGCGGTTCCTTACCGTCGGTCAGCCATTCTTTGATCTGCCCGGGCAATGCGCGCACCCGGTCGGTCAGCAAATCGCCAGCCCGGATGAGGTGCTGCACCCGCTCTTTGAGGCTGGTCATCTGCCCCCGGAATTCGTTGCTATCCATGGTCTGACGCTCGACGAAGTCGTACATCGTCTGCTTACTGAGCTTAGTGTCGCTGCGAACGGCATCGACGGCGTTCGAGACGTGCTTTCGGGTCGCGTCGTTCTCAAACTTCACGACACCCTTCAGGGTCTCCCCATTGTCGACCGCGCCCTCGGCGAGCTGGTCGCTCACCTGATTCAGGCGCCGGCGGTGCAGGATCGTGAGCACCAGTATCGCTATCGCCACCGCGAGGGTGGTCCAGGCGAGATAGAGCAACGTTCGATGTTCGCTCACTTGGACCGTCTCCTCGCATGCGGTGGTGATTCAGCGATCCCATGAACGTGGTCCCACTCCTCACGCTGACGGTCGACCTCATCGGCAATATTATCGAGTTTCACGCCCATTTCGCCGACGGCCTTATCAATTTTGTTGAGCATGTCCCGATCCCGGTCGCGCTGCGCGGCAGCCTCTTTGCGATCCTGCTCGAGCGCAGGGACGGTCTCCTTGAATCGGCGCATATCGGACTGCATGTTGACAATCCATGTAATCGCGACCACGAGCACGGTGACCAGCGTGCCGATCGCCGACCAGAGGACCGTCGGGGTGACGCGCCTCCTGACGTATGCGATGACCGCCGTGGTTGAGCCGAAGTCGGGCTTGTGATCCACACCTATGGGATATCCGGCGGCTTCGGGTTGAACCAGGCCCAGAAATCTTTCCACAAGGCTTTGAGTTTGGCGATCATGGCAGTTCCTTCAATGTCTGATGGGTGCCGGTCGATTCTTGGATGGCCGTGGTCGCAGCGTGGACCACTTCGACCTTGGCGGCCGTATCTCGAGTCAGGGCGGTGTTCTCATCGATCTTGCGGCCGTTCTCGCGTGAGCGGCGGGTCTGCAGGATCTGCAGCACCAGGTTACCGATGACCGTGACGAGTGTGCCCACGGCGGTGATGCTGGCAGCGATGTCGCCGGAGAGACTCAAGGTCATGCGAATTCTCCGCCGGCGTCGCCATAGGCCTGCACCAGGTTCGCCATTGGCGTCTGGGGCTGCCCTGAAGTGCTCCCGGGCAAGCTCGCCCAGATCGGATGGCATCTGGCGATCGCGTCCTCGAGGCGCCCTGAGTTCACGAGCTCGAGCGCGCCCTGCTTCTTGATGAGCTGGACGCCAATGTCGTCCTGGGCGGCCGGTCCGAAATTGGACAACAGAAGCACGTGTTTCCAACCGAGCCACGTCGGACAGGTAATCTGATAGCGGCCCGCCGCGGTCGAGACGCAGCCGGGCTTGAGACCCAACTTGATGCAGTACTCATCCTTGAGGCCTTCGCCGCCCCACTCGCGGGTGCCGTCCGGGCGCTCCTCATGGGGATGCCAGTTGAGATCCTGGATGATATGGCGTTTGCCATAGCAGACGCGATAGGGGTCGACGAGCGCACCGCTGGCATCACGGACCTCATCGACCCCCTCGCTATGCGCCACCATGGTGAGGAAGGCGCCGACGTTGGGCGTCATTAGTGCGTGCCGCTGATCGGATGAAGCGCGATCACGATGCCGTTGACCATCAGGGACAGGAGCCACAGGAACATGCCTAACCAGCCCCATTGCGGCTTGCCGGATGGTCGCGGAAATAGATTGAAGGCCGCGAAGAAGAGGAACAAGAGCGCGGCCAGTTGGAGGATGAAGGGAAAGATATTAAAGCTGCTGCTCATCGGAGTTCTCCTAGCTAGATAGATCCGCGCGGAGCGCGGCGATTTGATCGTCGATCGATTTCAATCGGTCCACGGCGCCCGGGACGTTCAGGGCGAGCTCGCGCATGGCCCGGATGCCCTTCGCCTCGAGCGCGCCGATCCCGGCGAGCGCATCGCGGCGGCGGCCGAGTGCTGCCTGCGCGGAAGGGCTCAATTGCCAGCGCTTCGCGTCCGCATTCCATTCATGCGATGGGGATGGTTGCGGCGGCTGATAGTCGACGATCTCGCCCGTGGCGATGTCCATTTGCTGGGACAAATGGTCATAATCGCCTTCGATCGGTACGTACCCCGCCGGCACTTGGTTTCGAAGATGCTCCGGATCCTCCGACGTCGACCAGTACTTGGTATCCGAAAAAAGCCCGGTTTGCGCGTGATAGAACGAGTAGGCAATCATTTTTTGATCACTTCCGCCTTGAGGGTAATGCCGCTGACAGTGAACTTCGGCAGGGTCGCGCCGCTAGTCCCCTTCGCAAGCAGGTAATAAGTGGTCGTCGTACCCGACGCAAGCGAATAAGCTTTCTCGGCGGCTTCGGCCGATTGCGTATCGATGGACGCCGGGAAAGACTCTTGGTTATAAATGCTGTCCACAAAACCGGTATTTACTGTGTTATATCCTGATTGGATTACCCCAGTGAAAACAGTAACTCCGTTGTTTAAATCCCAAGTGAATGTTGCCGTTAAAACTACTTGCGTGGCGTATGGATAGGGACCGACCGTCACCGATGCTAGGGTCGTAACTACTGGAACACCGACCGAATAGGTCAGCGTGACCGGACCTGCCACCGACACAATGGACATGTCTGTCGCCGCGTTATTCTCCAATTGCGGGGTGGAGGCCTGCGGAATATTCTCAGTCGGTCCGAACTGGATCGAGTTGATTCCTCCGGCCGGCCCATAGATATTGAACATTCCGAAAACGCTTGCTAGCGAGACGGTGACCGTTCTGAGAAGAGCGCCATTTTGCCAGTACTTAATGGCCGTACCGTCATAGGTAATCGCGAAATAGTCGGACGTCGTGTAGGTGCCGCTAACGCCGGTCGACACGCCCAGCTCATAAATGAGCCAGTTGCCGGATCCCTGACAATTAATCGCGTAGTCCAGTACCGTATAATTGATGGTGGCGGGGACCGCTGGGACGAGAGCGCCCATGAAATCTATGTTGGCCTGATTGGCCTTCCAAACGAGATGAGCGGTCGGATAATTATTGACGCTGTAGACGTCGGCATTGATCCAGGTATTGCCCGAACCGCCGGTCTTTTTGTACGCTCCTTGCTCGCTGACGACAGCGAAGCCGCGCGCCGCGAACATGTTCGGAACTCCCGTCCCATAGAGGCCCGCGCCGGCGATGCCCGTGACGCCCGGATACTGGTTTGAGAGGCTGCCGTTCAAGGAGACCGCGCGAATCCAATAGTAGCGCGTGAACGTGTCGAATTTTGTGAGGTGATGTGCGATCCCCACGAAACCCGATGCGACCTTCGTCGCCGACGAAAACGGGGTCGACGATGTGTACTCCCAGAGCTCGTAGGTCGTGCCCGGTGCTTCGTACGAGGGCCGGTTCCAGGTGAAGAAAATCCCATAGGCATCGCCCGTGGCGACCAGGCCCGAGGGGTCGTCCGGTGCTTCGACGGTCGATGAGGGCGCAACGGTGCCCGGCGCCGCATAGTCGGTGATCAGCGGATCCGCGTAGGGCGTCGAGCTTTCCTCTTTGGCGGTGACGACGATCCGTCGGTTGGCGAGGTCCATGACGACCGATTGGGCGCGAAAGACCTTGTTCTGCCAGCCCTGCTCCATCAACGTCAGATTGAACGTCTCCCACGGTGCGACCTTGGCGCCGGTCAATTTCAGATTCAGGGTCGTAACGATCTGGTTGCGGCTTTGCTTCTTAATAACCTCGCAGATCCGCTGGGCGCGATATTCGTCGGTGACGCCGGCGAGCGTGATATTGCGTAGGAGCGTCTGCCCGCCATCGGCCGTGACGTAGGTCGATTGGGTCCTCACTGCACATTGCACGTTCTGCCAGTCGCGATTCGGGTCGAAATAGCTCGCGACGACGGTATTGTAGAGATCGGTTCCGGTGACCGTGCCCTGAACCGTATAGCCGTCCGGTGAAAGGTCGTTATCGGTGATGGTGACGCCGGGCGCATCGTATTCTCCGGCGTAGATCCGGTACATGCCCTGACTGAAGATGCGCTGCCCGATCATCGCGGTCAAAATGACGTCCAAGTTGTTGTCGTGAATATCGCCGCAGGAGAGGACACAGCCAAGGACATAGCGCAGCTGTGTGGTCGACCCCGGGAGTGCGACCGACTGGTCGCATTCGTTCGCGGCGGCGCTCACAAAGGTCCAATTGATGCGGTTCGTCGGAACCTTCATGCCTAGGACCGAGACCGGCGTCGGCACGCTGAAATAGATCGAGCCGCCGTACATATAGTCGGCGGCACAGAGGGCCGGATTCGCGCTGAAGGTCCAGGTCGTCGCATCGGTGAGGCGCTGCGAGCCCGAGCCGCCGTTCGTGGAGTCGAGCCGGGGATCGTATACGCGCTTGCCGCTCACGAACGCCCGAAAGTTCGACGGCGCGCCATTGGGCCATGCGCTCGTCGAGCGTTTCATGCGAATGACGAGTTTGGCGACGCCGTAGCCGATGTGATTGGTGCCGATCGCGGCGAAGGCAGCGTCGAGATCCGGCTGGACGACTTCGGTCGAGCTCCCGAAGAGGCGCCAGATATTCAAAAAGCCGGTGAACGCCCCTTGCGTGACAGCGCCGGTCGATGAGTTGATGTTGGCGCTCAAGATGGTCGTCGAGTCGAGGACGACGTCGGTGATCGCATCGACCTGATGTCCGGCGAGCGCGATCACGAACCAAAGATAATCCTGCGTCGCGCCGGAGCTGCTCGAGGTCCCGGGGAAAGCGACGACGCCGGTGGTGAGAACCTGACCATAGACAATGCGCCGCGGTTCGAGCGTGCCGCGGACCGTGACGGTTTGCTGGGGCGGACCCTGGTTATTGGACGGGGTCCCGGCAAGCGCCCGCGCGATTTTGCCGAGCGCGAAGCTGATGACGGCATCGACGATCACGGTGGCGATGATCGAGGCGATAGCGGCGCTGACGCCGACCTCGACCAGAATGGCGGCGATGTAGATTACAACCGGCGGCATCAGTCAATCCGCCACGCTTTTTGGATGACTTCGCGCGGCCGAAACGAGAGGCCCACCGGAATCATGACGAACGCGCAATTCGTGCCATTGCACATGCCGCCCGTCTCGAGACCATCGATGGTCGCGACGATGATGTCGCCGGCGCGCGCCCAATTGGGAGCCACGGGCTCGCCGAACGCATGCGTCAAGATTCCGGCGATACCGCCATATTCGATCAGGAGCTTCGCCGCCCCGAGCTCGGTCGAGTACTCACCGAACGCCGCGGCCGGATCCACGCCGGTCATGGCGAGGACGCACTTCGCGGGAAACTGCAGGCAATCGTGCACGCCATACGCCAGCGGCCGATCCCGCGCCGCGTCGATCTCTGCGTGAAATCGCTCGCGCCAGTCGGGGAATCTCATTTGCGGCCCCCGCCGCCGCCGCGGCCGGTATTCGGCGTCTGATTCGCCGGGTCGATGGTCGTGCCGCCCCATTGAACCTTTTTGTTGGCGATGGCCGCGATCTGATCGAAGAAATTGTCGGTCGCGAACAGCGATTTCTGCGATTCGTCGGTGTAGAGGAGCCCGACCGTGTTCTGAAAGAGCGAGTCGTAATGTTTGACCGTCAACTGAATCGCCGCGGAGGTGCGGTTGCGCGTATAGACGAGCAAGTCCATGAACCCTTCGAAGATCGGCGGCTCGATCGGGCTCAACGGCAGCAGGGTCTTTGAATCGAGCGGAATGAAATAAATCGAAGCAAATTGGTTGTAATACTCCGCGCGCTGCGGGACCTTGCCGAGAATGGTGGGATCGATGCCGGACAGCGATAGGAGAAGTTCGCCGACGTTGCGTTGATTGGGATCCTCGGTAATGGTAGATAGGCTGCCGAAGCCGCCGGAACCCACGGATCCGACGCCGAGGAAGGCATTCCCGCCGATGGTCAAGGTTCCGACGCCCATGTGGGCTCGGATGATGCCGGAGGTGAAGTTAAGCTGTACTGCGAGCGCAAAATCGACGTGTTCCTGATCGAAGGCCGCCTGATTCGCGGGCTGCGTATAGCGGGTCATGCGGCTTCGACGAACTCGAGCGAGGCCTGGCCGAAGACGCCCGGCGTGTACTCGACGCCCAAGCTCGAGGCGGCAAGGACGAAGCGCCCCATGGGTTGCTGTACGATAACCGCCGCGTTATCGGCGGGCGACTGCTTCAGGGCGTTTTCGAACTGCAGAACGCCCAAGCCCGCGGCATCGCTATCGAGCGGCGTGATCACGCGCACCAACTGCGAATAGGACGGCAGAGCGATTTCAACGATATCGCCCTGCAGGAGGAGGCCCTGGGTGCTCACGGGCAAGCCCTTGATGCGCAGGAGTGTGCCGGTTTGCCCAATCGCAGCAATGCCGACTGTCGTCGTCGGCGTAATCCCCGCGACCGGGAACGAACTGCCGCAATTGCCGGCGCGCCATAGGTAGATTCCGCTGGCGCCGTCGCCCAAGTAGGACAAGGCACCCGAAACCACGTAAGCGACGGTGCGACTACTGGTGCTTGCCGGGACGTAGGCGATAAGCCAACAAAACCACCGGCCGCCGCCCATGTCTCTCGAGAACGCGCGAGGGTTTAAGCCGGTTCCGGTAGCGGTGACGGACGACGCGACGCCAGTCGACAAATTGAAAATGGCGGTCGCACCATTGCCGGAACCGTCATCGACCAGCAAGGCGCAATCACGCGTTCCGACTGCGCGCGCGGCGCATACAAAGGCGCAACGGTCTTCCGCGACGGAGGCCCGTGACACCGTTTGCAGCGCGTAGTGCTGCGCGGTCGCGGCGGCTTCGGTCAACGTATCCATGGTGGTCGTGTTGTCGGGCGCGCCAGCCGTATTGGTCGTGACGGTCGCGGAATTTTTCGTCCATGCAGCGTTCGAGAAATCGTCCGACCATAGGACCGCATTCGGCGCGTTATCAACGAGCGCGCAGCGCGCCACCGACGCCCACGGAATGTCAAAGGAGTCGCCGGCAACGCCGCCGGTTGCGGTAGCTTCGTAGATGCCTAGCGCCGGCCCCGCTATGCTGACCGGAGTCAATACAATCGCGGAATAGGAGCTTCCGGCGGGAAAGGCGGCATCGACGCCCGGCCCCGAACTTAAATTCAGGTGAAATAAGGCCGGACCGGCGCCCGCGACGACCATGGCGCGCCCGACATAGGGGACACTAAGCGACAGCGTAACGGGTCCATTCGTGCCGTAATTTTGCCCTGCAATCGTCCGCTTTAGCCTTAGCGCCCTATCTTGTGCGGTTAGCGTTTCATGACCCGTTGAGCCAATCCACGATGTTGTACCACTAGCAAACGTATTATTGGGGAGGAGCTCCAGATCCGGAAACGAGCCGCGCGTGAGGCGCGTCAACGGTGAGATGAAGACCCGGTTTTGACGACCGCGCAGCGCCGCCACGAGCGCCTCGAAGCGCGCCAACCGCGCGCCAGTGAGCACGGGGAAGTCCATCCGCAATCGCCAGCGCCGCGTGCCATAGAGTGTCGAGCTTTGCATTGCGCCGGTGGTCGCCGATTCGTCGACCGCGGTGAAGTCATCGACGCCGAACATCATGCTCGTCGGCACGAGATCCGCGGGGAAGAAAATGTCCATTGGCTAGATCACTGCGGCGCGGTTCATGCGAAGGCGCCGCCCTTAATCAATTTCGTCATATGGGCGATGGTGGTTTTTTGCGTGGTTTGACAGGCGGAGATGACATCCGAGCGGCTGACGCCGGAGCCGATGTTATAGACCGGCGAGAAGACGATGCCGGGCGCGGCGCTCTGACCCGGGCCTGAGACGGTCACTCGTTCATTGGGACTGGCGCGAAATTGGACGAGCTGCGAATCCGTGCCGCCGGTGCCCCCGACGGGAAAGGATCCGCCGCTCGCGAACCCCAAGAGGCTGGCGGTTCCGGCGCCGCTGTTGAATGTCACGGCCGTCGAATCGCCGGCCCCGAAGAGTGATCCCAGCGCGCCGAAAATGCCGCCGGTCGCCGAGCCGCCGCCCTGATTGCCGAAGATCTTATCCAGGCCCAGCGCCTTGAAGAGATCGAAGGCGGCTGCCTGGTCGAAGATCTGCCGGAATGCGTTCGCGAAGTCCGCGACGAGGCCCTTGAGGCCGCCTTTCCCGATATTGTCGAAGGCCTGCGCAAACGAGCTTTGAACCGCGCGGCCGGTGTTCTGAGCGAACTGCGCGGTTTCGTCGAAGCTTCTCTTCGCCACTGCAGCCGCTTCTTTCGAGTCCTCCCCGAGCGCTGCATAGTAGGTCTTGAACGAGTCCTGACTCTCGCGAATCGACTGGTCGACGATCGTCTTGTTGCTCGAAAAGAATTCGGACAGCGCCTTGGTGTCCGCTGGGCCGCGCTCCCGATTGAACGCGTCCGACTGGGAAATGATCCCGTCATTGACCAGCACAGCGAGCTTCGCCTGCAGGATCGCGGTGTCGGAGAGGAGTTTCTCGCCGCTGGTCTGGGTGATCGAATCTAAGTCCTCATAGAACTTCTTGAGGGAATCCTCGCGGATCTTGAGGTTTGGATTGATCTTGATTTCGGTGACGTCGGTACCGAAACCGGGCGGCGGCGCGAGCGCGCCCAGCAAGCCATTGATGTTCTGATTCTTGATGTCGATAGAGGTCGCCTCGATCAACTTTAAGGTGGCGAGCTTGGTCTCGAGGGCGAGCAGATCCTTGTCGCTGACGGAGCCCGCGGCGGGCCCGAAGAGGCCGGATCGCTGCTCGCTCAATTGAGTCTTGACGAGCGCGATCTGGGCGGTGACTGACTTCAGTTCATCGCCGCTGATAAATGCCGTCAGCCGGTCGGCGAGGAGGCTCAAGGAGGGTGCCGCATCGACGACGATCGCAGTGCCGAGGCCCTTTAAGGCCGCCGATACATGATCGATCGACTCCTGGGTCTGATGCATCCGCTCGATCGTGTCATCACTGAACGAGGCGCCCAAGAGCCCAGCTTCAGTGCGGGCCTTGGCAATGCCGTCAGCACCTTGAGCGAATAGCGGCAGAAGGTCCGCGCCGGCGCGGCCAAAGAGCTCGATCGCGGCGCGGGTCTTATCGGCGGGAACTTTGAGGTCGTTGATACGCTGGGCGAACACTTCGAATTGCTGATCCGGCGTCAGCGTCTTGATTTCCGAGAAGGTGAGTCCCAGGGCGGCGAAGGTCTGATTGGCGACGCCGACGCCGGATCCCGCCGAGGAAATCGCCTTCTGCATTTTGGCGAGCGAGGCGGAGAGCTCGTCGAGGCCGACGCCCGACCCCTTGGCCGCGAACGCGAGTTCGGAGAAGGCGCCCGCGCCGACGCCGGCCTTCACGGCCGCCTTCGACAACTGGTCGCCGAATTCGATGGTCGACTTGGTGAATTCCACCAGCGCGGCCGCGGAGAGGCCGACGCCGATCAACTCGAAGCCCGATTTGATCTTCTCGACCGCGTCGTTGGTCGCCTTGACGGCTTCGTTCAATTTGCCGCGAAAGCCGGCAATATCCGCCGCCATTTCGACGACGATGGAACCGATTGTATTAGCCATCGTGTTTGGGTCGTCCGAAGATTTTCTTGAGCTTGTCCTCTACCGGCACGAAATCGTCCGGCGCGAGGGAATAGAACGCATTCCAGAGGTAGTACTCATGCGCCGGCAGCGCGAGGATCTCGCCCAATGTCTTGCTCAACTTCTCCGCAAGGACCATCGCGAACCGGAGCGACGGCTGGGCGATTATTTTTCCTTGGCGTCCTCGAGCGATCCCATGCCATTGATGAGCATCCCGGCATCCACCACGCGCCGGATCACCCGTGGGAGCCGCTCAAGCATCGGGAGCGCCTCCTGGTGGGAGGCAAATAGCGGTGTTCCCGCCTCATCGCAGAGGAAGGCGGCGAGCTGACAGGCCATCAGCTCCCCCCGGTCCTCGATCGGGCGCATGATCTGCTCGAGCGACAACGCCTCGGCCGCCGAGAGGGAGCGCACATGGACGGTACCGCCCCACTCCGGCACCTCTACGGCGACGATCTTGCGATCCTTCGCGCCGAGTATTTCCGCCGCGGTGAGGGCCATCAGGCAAACCACGCCGGAGCGCCGGTCACGCGCAGCGTCACATTGCCCTTGACCGCGCTATCCGGGCCGCCGGCGTCGAAGGAGAACTGCTTGACGAGCGCTGCGAAGGCCGCGACGGTGCCATCCGACAGGCCGACCGTGAATGCGCTCACCGCGGCCGTGGTCTTGATCGTTCGCAACCGCAACTGGCCAGTATCGGTGACGAGCCAGATGGACATGGTGACATTGCCGAAGTCCTGCAGGCCGACCAGGAATTCCTTCGCGGTCGACTGCAGATTGGTGACGTCGATTTCGGAAGCGGTCCCATCGAACCCGGTCAGATTCGTGACCGAACCGACCGCGACCATGGTCTGCAAGGAGGCCAAGCCGCCGCTCACGTATGCGCCGAAGGAGGTCGCATCGACGCCCTTCAGATTGAAGGTGTTGGCCGCCGGCGAGTCGACGACATAGACGCCGAAGCCGCCGCTCGGGTTGATCTGCGGCATGCCGACGACCCCGGAAATCGTCACGATCTGGCCCTGCAGATAGCCGTGCGCGGTCGAAGTGACGACACACGGGGATGCGCTCGTGATGCCGGTGATCGTCTTGGTGGCGGCGGAGGCGCTCGAGACCGAGAGGCTGGCCGTTTGACTCTTAATTGCCATGTTCTGCTTACTCCAAAGTGATTGAGATCAAGACCAGAGCTGATATTCCTGCGTGATCTGATAGACGCCCGGAACCGGGTCCAACTGAAAGCTATTGTCGACCTCGAGCGTCATCAGCACCGGAACCGCATCGAAGGCGGCGCGCACCGCAATCGCCAACGCCCGCGCGCCCGCGTAGGTCGTAGCCCAGGAGTCGACTTGCACGCGGGCATCATCCAGGCCACCGTTGCCGGCGAACGTATTGGAGGGCGTGAGCGTGATCCGCTGCAGCGTGATCGCCGGCAGGATGAGCTCCTGCGTCCGAATGAGCGGCGAGATCCGCGTCCCCACGAGCGCGACCACGGGCGACGCAGCGCTCAAGATCCCGAGCGCCTGGGCGATCGCTTCGGCCGCCATCTATCCGCCTCGAGCGCGACTGACGAGGCTCGGCAGCATTTTCTCAAGGTAATTGGCGAAGGCGCTCACTGCGGCCTCTTTCTTGGTCTCATAGGCCGGCCGCAGGAAGGGTTTCGCAGGAACCGCCTTGACCTTCTTGCCGAAGAATCCCTTCGCCGGGGTTCCAAGTGAGCGTTTGTCGGTCGTGATGATCCCATGGCCGTATTCGACCCAGACGGCGTAGTAGGCGTCCTGATTCTTCTTCGCCGCGCGCTTGCCTGTATGCACGGTCACGTTTCGGACCTGGTAGTCGCTAGTCTCTTGACGCTTCGCCTCGATCGAGTAAATGGAGAGCTGCAGGCGTCCCGTGAGCTTGGGCGCGCGCTGGCGAGCCTCGGCGACGATCACATCGCAGCCGGCGCCGAGACCGTTCTGCAGAGCTTCCCGCTGCAAAAGGTTCGGGAAATTGATCAGCGCGAAGCGAAGCTCGGAGAGTCCCTGGACCTGAATTTCGCTCATGCGACTACCGTCTTGCAGGTCAATTCCAAGCGCTCCCGGCGGCCGAGCTCGGCGATATACGCGATCATGTGGGTCACACCGTCGACCATGAGGCGGCAAGTCGCCGTGACGTCGGAGCGCCAGCGGATCCGAAATATGGTCGTGACCTCGGCGCTCACCTGTTGTGCGGCCACCTGTTCCTGGCCGCTCAATTCGACTTTCTCCGCCCAGACGGTGTCGAGGGTCGCGAAGGTTTCGATCTGCTCTCCGTAGCCGTTCTGAGAGAGCGTTCGCGACAAAATGGTTGCGCGGCGATCCATCTTGCCCGCGCCTTTCTTGTAAGGTTCGGCCATCGTTAGATCCAGCCTTCGGTCATGGAGTCCTGCAGCAACGCGGTGACTGTGAACGGCAGCTCCATCGGTGTGCCGCGAACATCGACCACCACCGCTTCGCGATGTTCATTGAAGTGACTCACGAGCAGCAGAATGGCCTGGCGAAGCGTATCCGGGAAATCGCCCAGTTGACCATAGCCCGCGACATAGCGGACGGTGACCGTTTCCAGCTGATTGCGAACGGAAGGCCAGGAGATGCCGTAGGCCGGTTCAATGAAGCCGAAAATATCGCCCTTCGAAAAGGTGTATTGATTCGATGCAAGCGTTTGAAGTGCGCCGGTCGTGTCGATGTACGTGATGCTCACCACCGACTGCGCCGGCGGATTGGGGAGAACAATCCGCTGCCGTTGTTTCACCGTCGACCGATCGAGGAACGTCGGCCAGTTGCCGTCGACTTTCATCTCCCACGTCTGAGTCGCAAATACGCGCCCGGTGTGATTCTCGCAGTGACGGCGGGCCGCCAGCAGGTAGCCCGCAAGGAGCCCATCCTCCTCCGTCGTCGTACTCCGGCACTGCGCGCGGGCTTCGGCGAGCGTGACTGGATCGAACGTCGGCGGGGTGATGAGCGACAGCGAGGACATATCAGCCCGCTGCTAGCGATTCGGCGTAGGTGACCGAGTCCTCATTCGAATCGACCGAGCCTTGCGCTTCCAGTCCCTTGATGACTCCCGCCGCCGCGGTGACGACGGTATTCGGGTCGTGCCATTCGCCGTCGATTTGCACGCGTACCAGAACGCGGGCCTTGACCGGCGCGGTGTCATCCGCCGCCTCTTGTGTGCCTCTCTTCGCCATACAAAAACCTCCTGATAAAAAAGGGCCCCGGCGGGCCCTGTGAGTTGACTTCGGCAGCAAACCGAATTAAGAAACAGCGAACCGCGCGACGTAGGCTCGCGCAGCGCGTGGTGGCAGCGGACGAAGGGGCCGCACCAGCACGTTGCTATCAAATTCTAACTACGTGGCACTATGTTGAAAATATTTTACCGCGTTGGTGTCCATGAGATTTCCGCCCATTCGGCACCAGGCCAAAAATGCGACCTGGCCGACGGAGGTATAGACCGAATCGGTGAAGCGGAACATCTGCACTTCCATGGCATCGCGAATCTTGTAGTAGTTCAATCCGCCGAAGATCATCGACTTCGCGTTCGCCGCTGGCACCGCCATGTCATTGTTCACCCAGACCGGGTAGCCCAACAGATAGTCGAAAATGGTTGCGCCACTTTGACCCGTGAAACCACCCTCGCCATTGCCAGAACCGGTCGCCTGATCTCCCGTGTTCGGCGTACGGCTCACATTGAGGCCCGAACGAATGCCGCCGTCATAGGACGGCGTCCAGATCGGCCGGCCAGCCGTGTCCTTGATCTTGCGCAGTGTTTTGAGCAGCGTATCGCTCGTCATGAACGCGGCATCGTAATTACGATAGGCGGGATCGACGGAATGCACGAGGTCAACCACGTCATCGTAAATGATCAACAGCGTTTCACCTACGATTCCCACTTTGCCAACGCTCGCCTTGGGCACAATGCCGTCCGGTTCCGTCGTGCCAGCACCGACGGTGAACTTTAAATTGCCGATTCGCCCGAGGCGCTGCGCCAGGCGATTCTGTATGAAGGTTTCCATGTCGAGCACGGAGTCCTGCAACAGTTCGAACGGGACCGGGAAAATTTTCGAGCCGAATTTGAAGACGTTCAACGACGCAGTGCCGAACGTGGTATCAAGAGTCGTTGCCGCGGCGTTCTGCGCGACGATTTCGCCGACTTCCGCCGTACCGTCGGAGGTCGGATAGCTCAAGGGCTTGCCATCCGCCGTCTTTAGGATCTCGGAGGTCGCGCGCATGGTTCCGTACGCCTTCATCGCGTCATAGAGCTGATTCGCGATCAGCGACGGGACCGTGAATCCGCCCTGCGAACCTGTCGTGGTGCTCATCGTGTTCTTGATGACGAGCTGCTGCTCGGCAGTTAAGCCTTTCATGCCGTCGCGCAAGAACGCGTGGTAAATGCCGCGCGGCGAATTGGCGTCCACCCGGCGCTGCGATTTGCTGATGTCGGCGATAGCTGCGTCAACCGCATTGTCCGCGTCGAGATCCGCCTGCTTTTGCATGCGGCCGATTTCGGCATCGACGCGGTTGATTTCGTCGACCTTTTCGTCGTAAACCGTCTGCTGGGCAGGCGTCCACAGCTTTCCCGGGTGATTATCGAGCAAATTGCGGGTCTCTTTCGCGAGGGCTGAGCGCTGCTCCCGCAAAGCATTGACGGAAATTTTCATTGAATTACTCCGATTGGTGTTAGGCCGAAATTGGCCCAGAAGTTCGCTTTGCGGGATGCGCTACGCGAAATCGAGTTGGAACCGCCGAAGTCGCTCGGCGTTCTCCATATTTGCTTGTTCGGTGGCCGCCGCCTCGTCGTCAGCAGTCTTTTTGACAGCGGCGGTTGCCCGATCGATCGCTGCAGACGCCGCATTCGCCGCGGCTTCGATCCTGGCCAGCGCCTCGACGGCCTGGGTGGAATCGCACTTGACGGTGATCTCCAGGGCGTCCTTTTTGGGCGCCGGCGCGGCTTTCTGCTTCGGCGCATGCGCGAAGACCGAGAGATCCCATGCGTTATCTACGCCTTCGGGGTCGTCTTCGGAGACTTTTCCAGCGAATCCTTCGGCAACGGCTTCTTCGGCGGTGAACCAGGTTTCGGCTGACATCCATTCATCAATCTGCGCGGATGATTTGCCAGTTTTTTTAGCGTAGTCGGCCGCAAGGGAACCATCGATCTTCTCCAAGAGTGCCGCGGTGGCGAGTAGATCCTCGGAATTGCCGTATGCGAACGTCCAGGCCTTATGGATCATCAGGAATGAGCCTGGCGCCATTTCAACCTGATCCGCCGCGATTGCGATGTAGGAGGCGGCCGAGGCCGCGAGCCCGTCGACGTGCGCAATCACGGTCGAGTCATGCTGTGCGATGGCGGTCGCGATCGCCCGGGCATCGAACACGTCCCCGCCCGGGGAATTGATGCGAAGGTGGATCGTCGGCGCCGTGATTGCGTTGAAATCCTTGACGAAGGCTTCCGCATTCACGCCGTAGTAGGGATCGATCGAGTCGTACAGATAGACGGTCGCCTCGGGACCGGCCGCGTTCTCGATCTCACGCCGCTTCGGCCGATCCCGGTTCGCCGCTATCAGTGCCAGAAGTCGATGTCGATTGCGTTCCATTGGTGCCACCAGGTAGAGGGTTGTAAATTTCATCGCCGCCGGCGACGGCCGGCAGGTTCATCCGTCGACGGACTTCGTTGATGCGCATGAATCCCGGCCCTTGCGCACCGCCCAAGGCCTGCCGGAACCATTCGCCCAGAGATTTCATGTCGCCGCGGGCCAGCGCTTCTTCGTCGAAATCTGTGCAGTAACGTGCGGTACCGAACAGTTTTCGCGTACTTTCCTGCTCGATCTCCGCGATATGCGGCGCCAGCGTATAGCGGATGAAGGCCTGCGACATCTGCTCGATCCCACTGCCCCAGGCGCTCGTCTTCTCCGTCTCGCCGATCATGAAGGGCGGCACGCCGAAGCCGCGCGCAATATCGATGACCTGAAACTTGCGCGCCTCGAGCATCTGCATCTCTTCGGACGTGAAGGTCAATTTCGTCGCATCGCCACCGTTGTTGAGGATCAGCGGCAGGGCTGAATTTGCCGCGCCCCCATACCGCGCCACCCATTGATCGCGCAGTGCGTTGATCTGCTTATCATCCAGCTTCACGCCGGCGGGATATTTCAGGATCGTTTTCGGCATGCCGCCGTTCGAGAAGAACCGGCCGCAATATTCCTCGATCGCGAGCACGATGCCGACGGCTTGACGCGTCGAGTCTAGGACCGCCGAGAGCGGCGGCTGCGCGATGGAGACGCCATCGCCCATGATCGATTGCTGCGAGATCGACAGCAGCGCCTGACTATCCTTGAAATGCAGCATGTCCTCCGGGAGCACGCCGAAGATCCGAGCGTTCGCGGTGATCTTGTAGCCGACGATCTCCGCGCGCCGCGTGGCCGGATTCCACTGGCGCATGGTCTGCACCTGGCGGTTCGGTACGAAAATGATCTCGCGCACGTCGATCCCGCGGCCGCCGGCGGTGCGATTCATACGCGCAAACGATTCGCCGAACAGCAGTTTGTGCGTCAGCACTCGGCGCCAGAACTGCGCCGCGGAGATCTCTCCGTCTGGCGATTCGTTGAAGAGCCACCAGTACGGATGATCGTCCGCCGGCGTCTGCAGCCAGGAGCCGTCGACCAACTTGCGGCTCACGATACGCAGCGGCATCGCCGTGATGCCGCCCGAGATCAGTGCGCAGCAGGCCTGCACCGGGATCGCCCGCGAGGCGGACTCGGGAGTGACATCCTGGCCGGACCAGGACGGCATCGCGAACATCGAGGCGAACTGATCCATCGTTAGGCCGGTGATGTCGTTCTTGACCTCCCGTTTGAACAGCTTGGAAAGCGGCCAAAATTGCACAGTTCAGAGCTCCGTAAAGGGTTCGCCGCTCTGAATCGCGCTCAACGCACGACCTAAGGCGGTAATTCCAGCGACGACACCGTCGATTTTGTTTTCGGGCCGCTCTTTGCGCGGGTAGATGTTTTCCTTCGCGTCCGTGTGACACACGACGTTCGATACCATCCAGGTCAGGACCGGGTCGCCGTTGTGATGCAGCCGGCCCTGACGGATCAGCGCGTCGAATTCCTTCATCGGCGCCGAGAAGTTCGCCACCGTGTTGCGGTATTCGATCATCGTCGCGCCGTTATCCGTGAGCTTCTGCGCGAGGAACGTCGCCTGCCACGGGTCGTATCCGATGTCGTTCAACTGCGCCCGGCTCGAGATCGCGAGGAGGTCGTCGATCACCACCTGAAAATCGAGCGTATCGCCGGGCGTCACGGTCAGAAGGCCTGCCGCCTCCCAGCCGCGGTATTGGCTGTTGCGGCCGTCGGTCACCGCCTGTTCCGGCAGAAAGTAGCGGCCGAACAGGTAGTAGTGTCGAACGTCCTCAATGTCTCGCGTGTAGATGATCACGCGGGCCGCAATGTCGGTCTTGCTCGCGAGATCCAATCCGCCCCAGGCCGGATCCTTCGCGAAGTCCGCCTCGTTGAGCTCCGGGTCGCCGGCGCGCTCCCAGGCGCGCATATCCATCCAGGCCTGGTCGGCATTGACCCAGACATTGAGGTGCTTCGTCTTGAAATTCGACTGCGCCGCGGGCATCTGCATGGCTTTGGTCGCGAGCTGCGCCACGATCTCGGGCTGCACCGACACCCCCCAATTCGGGTTTGCCTTGCGCCAGGAGGCCTCATCCGTCCAGTCGTCGCCGTCATCAATCGTATAGATGATCGCGAAGAAGGATTCATCGACCGCGACGCCGGAGAGCACCTTGATGGCATATGTACGTTGCTCGTAGCAGATGCCGGCGCGATCACTGCCGGCGGTCGTAATACACCACATCATCGACTGACCGCGCTTGCCGGTACCGGTCTCGAGCACATCGAACACTTCGCGTGTGCGATGCGCGTGCAGCTCGTCGACGACGACGAAATGAATGTTCTTTCCGTCGAGCGTATTCGCATCGGCGGATAGCGCCATCATGACCGAGGCCGTACTTTTCTGAACGATCGCATGGGCGAGCACTTCGACGCCCAAGGCCTCGCACATCTCCGGACGCTTTCGCGCCATTGCCTGGGCGTCCGCAAAGACAATGCGCGCCTGGTCGCGAGTCGTCGCGGCCGAATATACTTCGGCACCGCCCTCGCCGTCCGCGAATCCCGCCTTGAGCGCGACGCCGGATGACATGGTTGACTTTGCGTTTCCGCGCGGCAGTTCTTTATAGCTGCGGCGAAAGCGGCGCAGCCCATTGTCGCGGCGCAGCCAACCGAAGATTGTCGTCAAGATGAAGCACTGCCAAGGCTCAAGCCGAATGTTCTGACCTGCCAATGCGCCCTTGATATGCGGCATCTGCTCGATGAACTCACACCACTGATTCGCCTCGTCTTCGTCGAAGCGATATGGTCCGCGCCGTTCCCAGCGCTTGATGTCCTTCAGTTGCCGCGTGCAGGCCTGGCGTACAAATTTGCACGCATCGATGCGTTTCGCGCGCACGTCCTCCGCATATCGAATCGCCTTCGCAACGTAGCTAGTGAACCGGCTTGCGCGCTTCCGCTGCTTTGCTCGCGAACTTGGCGAAGGGGTTCGCGATTTTTTCTTGCGGCGCATGGACCTTCGAGCGATCGGTGGGCGTCATGCCCATCACGGATAAGCACTTGATGAATTGAGCAATCAACGCCGATTCCGGCAGCACATCGAACGGCAGCCGACGAAAATTAAACAGAAGCTTCGTCGCCATTTCGAGCAGCGCGCGATCGGCCGAGCGCAATACGTTGAGCGGCGCATGCTCGGCGAGCTCGTACCACGTCGCGTGCAATTGCAAATTCAATGAAGGCGACGGATCGCCGACCGGGCCGCTTGTCTTCGCATCTTTGCGTTTGCGATTGGGATTTTTCGCGAACGCGCCGTTGCGCTCGAGCTCCGCCGTGGGCTTGCGAGGTCTGGCCACGTGACGATTAGGCTTTTCGCGCCTGCAGGCTTGCATTGATATTGACGCTCGCGCTCAGCAGACCCGCGTCGGTACTCCAAAGCGATCCGCTGACATTGACCAGCACGTCTTGCGTCGCATCGTCTGCCACCAGATCGATGAAGGCATCGGCCGCGGCTTGCGCCTGTGATTGGTCTGCAGCGTGCACGGGCTGCGCGACGACGACCGCCGCTAGCTGCTCGGCAACTTTGGTTTTGAGTTCCGCTTTGGTCGCGGCCTGAGCACTGAACGAATACGACATGCTAATTCCCCTTGCGTTTTGCGATTGGAGAGCGGCGGTTAGGCCCGGTTTAAGGCCTAATTTGGCTATTTTAGTTTTGTGGATGCGTGTAATCGGCGAAGACGTCGGTCACTGGCGAGCAACCGTAGGCTTTTGGCACCCCCCGGGTTGGAGCTTTTCGCTCTGCGCGAAGCCCTGCGTTCGCGCCGTGTGACGATCATGGCAAGTCTTCGACATCGCACGCAGGTTCGTCCACGACAGTCGCAAGTCTGGTCGCT